CACTGCGCTAGCACTAGACAGGTCACGCCAAGCCACAACAACTGACGCTGCACCCGTGAGAATTGCCAGGACGATCCCGGTGGCGAGTGCGGGCCCGGCTTTGTCGAGGACTGCGGCGATGCCCACACGTCAGCTCCCTCTTATTACGGCGACTTCGTCACGTCGAAGATGCCGGCGGAGTTCCAGGTGATCGTGAGGTTGTTGCCGGTGGTGGTCGCTGGTACGTCGGCCGGTGTGGCGTCACCCAGGAAGTAGCCGATCACCGGGCTGGTCTTGCCCCACAGCGAGCCGGCCACGTAGATCACGCCGTACCGCCAGGCGTCGATGCTGCCGCCGGTAGCCGTCCAGGTGACGTCGTCGGCGTCGTACTTGAAGCCGCCGGTTATGCCCGCCACGCTGTCCGTCAGGGTGGCGCCGCCGGTGCTGTAGCCGCCGGCCGTGGTGATCTCGTTGGCCGAGACATCAGCCCACTCGTCGTGGCCGTCATAGGCCGCGTTGGGCGAGTAGCTCGAGGTGACCAGCGCGACCTTGACATTGGCGCCGACCAGATCGTTGGGGTTGAGGTCGTCGAGGTTCGACGCGTACAGGGTGATCGTGCCAGCAGCCATTTCGGTCTCCGGTTACCCGCTCCGATCGGAGCAGATCAGTCGAGTAATAAGCTCGTCGCTCGCGTGGTCCACCCGGTCGACGTGGTACTCCGTCGTGCCGACCCGGACCACGTCGCCGCGTTCGGGTGTCGCCGCGTCGCTGGTCAGCACCTCGAGCACGACCTGGTCGGTGCGGATCGGCTCGGCAAACGCCAGCGGGTCGCGGTGCAGATCCTTGCGCAGCACGACCGTGATGTAAGCGTCGCCCTCGGCACGGCAGTGGGTGGCTGCCTCGCCCAGAGCGCCGACCACCAGTTCCGCCGCGGCAGACCAGTCCATGCGTCAGTCGGCCCCGGGTTACCCCGGGGCCGTGGCGCCTTACGCCTTGGTGCCGCAGCCAGGCCGCAGTGCGACCTTTATGCTGGTAACGCCGTTGCCGGCGTCCTCGAGCGCGACGCCGAAGTCGGCGACATCGCCCGACGCGCTGGTCGCCTGGTTGTCGTCGACCTCGCCGGCCGACACGTCCCAATCAACCGTCTCGCCGGCCTTGATGACGGCCCCGGAGACCTTCGGGAAGATGTAGCAGGCCCCGATGTCGACCACGGCGACGTCGCCGGACACCATGCCCTCCTGGGCGATGCCGACGCACGCCTTGCTGTTGGTGCCGACGACCAGGATGTCATCGACGGCGATGGTGCCGCCGGCGGTATAGGCGACGGTGAGCTTCTCGCCCTTCAGATACGTTGCGGATGCCATGTGAGTTCTCCGTAGTCAGCCCGATCAGGCGCCGAAGTTGAGGTAAAGGCCGCGGTAGTCGAGCGCCGCAACACCGAACGGGCACCACATTTGGTACTCGATGCCGGGGATGTTGCTTACGGTCGACTGTTCGACCCGTGGCGTGACCGGACCACCGACGCCAGCCACCTCGACGGTGCGTCGTGCCGCTGCCAGCAACCAGGCGGTCGCCGCCGGCGCGCTGGTGGTGATGCGGTACTCCTCGACCGGGATCAGGTTCATGGAGCGCGCCGAGTTGATCGACCCGGTGAGCACGGTGGCGCCGGTCGACCCATCGACGGTGACGGACTGCAGGTCCTGGCTGTTGAGGACCTTGAGCACGGTGGCGTAGAGGCTGGGCCCGTGGATGAGGTAGCGCGGCACCGCCGCGACCTTGCGGCCGTTCGGGTCGTTCTTGGCGATCATCGCGGCCCGCGCGGTGTTGAGCGTGGTCTCGCTCGGCGCCGCACCGGAGCCGGAGGCGACGTAGTTGGTGTGGTTGGCGTGGAACAGCAGCGTGCTGTCCTCGTCCATCGTCTGGCCGTAGCCGCCGGAGCCGGCCGTCAGGAGGGTGGCATGCACCACATCGCCGACGGTGGCGTTGGCCGCCTCGCCCCACGCCTGCATTTGCCGGGCGAGCTCGCCGAGGTCATCGTTGACGATGCTCTGCAGGGACAGGCCGTACTTAAGGCCGTAGAAGTAGCCGGTGATGCGCTGCTTCACGTCGGCCATGTCGCCGTATTCCCACTGGGCGCCCTCGAGCATCTTGGTCAGTTTGTCGAGGAGCGCGACGTTGGCGCGGGTGTGCGTCTGGTAGTTGGTCAGCGTGCCGGACTGGGTCCAGACCTGCCAGGACTCGTTGGCCGAGTTCCAGCCTTCCATGGCCGATAGGTTGGCGATATTGCCTAGGACGGCCGGTAAGTGGTCGGTGCCGTGCGAGGGACCGGCCGCCATGATCGGCATGGCGTTGACATACCGGCGGGCGATGTCCTCGCGGCTGCCGTGCGCGCCCATGCCGCGGCCCCGCAGCTCCTGGGCCATGATGTCGACCAGTGACAGGGAGAGGAATTCGCCGCGGCGCTCGGCCTCGATCTTGGCGCGGTCTTTCTCGATGCCGGCCTTGATGCGCAGCGCGGCCTCGATGCCCTGCGCCCGCTTCTCGGTCGCGTCGCGACCCGCCAGCATGGCGCCGCCTAGGTGCGCGGAGGCGCGCGGCGGGGCGGCGTAGCTGTGCTCGGCGCCGTACTGCACCGGCGAAATGACCGGGTCGGCGCTCTTGGCGGACAGCAGCGCCATGAGCCGGCGGCGGGCCGACAGCTCGTCGCACTTGACGTCGTCCAGGCACTCATCGTGCAGGGCGGTGACCGGGTCCAGCGGATCGCCGCTGTAGAAGCCCGCGAACACGCCAGCCACGGCGGTGCGGCGCGAGGCTTCCGCCTTGATGCCTTTGTCGACCGCGGCCTGCACGGTCTTGGAGTGCGCGGAAAGCGCGTCGATCGGGTCGGGCGTGCCCAGCGAGCCGCCCTGAGTTGCGGAGTCAGTCATGGTGACAACCTCAGGTGAGCGGCTCATGGCCGCGGGAAGGACGAACCGCCGCGCGTCTTGCATCAGGGCGGCGGCAATTTGCAGGGTCGGCGCCTGGTCGCTGATCGCGTCGGCGAGACCCAGCTCCACGGCCTCGGCGGCCGTGAAATAGTGATCCTGGCCGTCGGTGAGCCAGCCGCGGAGGGTGTCCGCATCGGGCCCGCCGGCGCGCAGGTAGGAACTCAGCATGGCCTCGGCGTGCTTGTCGAGGATGTCGGCCATCTCGCGCAGCTCGACGGCGTTGCCGATGGCCCCGCCCCACGGCGCGTGGACCATCAGCATGCCGTTTTCGGCGATGTGGACGGTGCGGCCCGCCATCGCGATGAGGCTTGCAATGGAGTAGGCGACGCCGTCGATGTGGGTGGCGACCGCACCGTCATACCGCCGCAGCGCGTTGAAGATCGCGAGCCCGTCGGCCACGCTGCCGCCGAACGAATTGATGCGGACGTCGAGGTCGCCGCGCAGCCTGCCCAGCGCCTCGACCACGGTCTTGGCGTCGTTGCTTTCCTCGGCGTCCCAACTCTGGCCGATGTCGCCGTAGATGCGCAGCTCGGCGCGGGTCGGGCCTTTGGCCTTGATCTCATACCTCGGCATCGTCGCCCTCGTCATTTTGGTCTGGCGTGTCGTCCGGCATGGGCTGGGCCGGCGGCGGCGCGGACTCGAAGGGATCTTTGGCGCGCTCGGCGTCGACGTGCGCCGGATCTCGGCCGAAGCGCCGCACGATCGCCGGCCGGCTGTCCCAGCCGTAGTCCTGATCGATCTGCGCCGCCTGGCGGTCCTTTACCGGGTCGATGGTCGGCATCGCCGGCCCCTCGATCCGCACGGCGTACAGGGAAGAGGGGTCGGCCTTGCGCAGATCGCGCGCCGGCAGCCGGCCCTCGGCCAGCGCCACGCGCAGCGGCTCGCGGTACAGCAGCGGGAACGCGAAGTCGCGGATGAACTGCGCGCGGTCCTCGCAGATCAGGTCCCAAACGTGGATCCACTCCGTGCGCTGCGCCGCGTAGGCGCGGTCGAACACGTAGGCGATCCACGAGAACGCCACCCGGCAGGCCGCGGCGAACTGGCGCAGCTCCTGGTTGACGAACTCGACGGCGTTCTGGTTCGGGTGGCTCGGCGCGTGGAAGTTCAGCGACTCGCCGGCCTTGAGGTAGTCCAGGATCTGCAGCTCGGTAAGGTCCAGCTCGGCGCGGGCGGCGCTGTTGGCGTCGTCGCCGGGCTGAAAGTCCATTTCGCGGTGGATCGACGCGAACAGGTTGGCGCTGGCCCGGGCGGCGCGGCGGTGCGACTGCTGATATTCGGCGATGTCGGACGCGCGGAAGATGACGGCGTGGAACAGCGTCACGCCGCGGGTGGCGTCGAGTTCCTCTTGGCGGCGCAGGTGAACCATCTCGCTCGCCGTGATGGCGGTCGGTTGCAGCGACGGCGCGGCGAAGCGCCAGAGCTGGGTCGACGGCGCGTAGGGATACACCCAGTAGGTCCGTGGCGCGCCCCACTCGTCGCGCTCGATGCCCATCTGGGCGCCGGACTTCGCGTCGATGAAGCCGTAGGGGACCAGCTCGGAGCGGATGAGCTGGGCTTGGTAGCCGACGCGCTCGGCCGTCCGGCCGCGGTACACCTTGCGGCCGAACATCTCGCCGGCACAGTCCCAGTCGCGCCACGCCAGGCGCTCGATCTCGGTACGGGCCAGCTCGCCGGTGACGTCTGCCGCCTCGGACCAGCGACCGAGCGTGTCGCGGATGGCGTTGTTGATGCCGTCCAGCAGGTTGCCCTTGCGGTCGACGACCATCGGCTCGTAGCGCAGGCCCTCGCCGATGCCCTTGTTTACCCGGGCGTCGAGGACCGCCTTGATGATCGCGCTGTTGTGCGACAGGTGCCGCGCCCAGTCGCGCAGCCGCTGCCCGGCCGAGTAGATCTCGGCATCGGCGGACTGGGAAACTGGCGGCGCGACGTTGAAGTCCGAGGCGTAGCCAGCGTCGTAGCGGGCGCGGATCGGGACCACACTCACAGCGCCGACCCGCCCTTGAACACGACGCGACGAAACGCGCTGTTGCTGGCGGATGCGACCAGCCGCGACAGCCGGTCGCGCTCGCGGCGCAGCTCCTCTAAATCGTAATCGACGCGCCGGTCGCCGAGCGTCACGGACGAGGTGCCGCCGGCCAAAATCGAGTCGATGGACTCGATGCGGGTGAGCATCTCGGAGGTGGTCATGGTAGGCACTGTGCGTGCCGGCGTGTAGCAAAGTAAGACAAAAACGCTACAGGTCAGTGCGATCCGGTGCGTCAGCGGATCAGGCTGCGCCGGGACCGCAGCAGGCGGTAAATCGTGGTGCGGTGGACGTCCAGCAGGCGCGCGGCCTTGGTCGGCTCGTGCGGCGCGACCTCGTGCGCCAGATCCGGCGTGATCGGCTTGCGAGACGGGATGTACAGGCGGTCGCCGCCGAATTCCTCGCGGGCCGCCTCGTCGACCAGCGCGGCGACCTTCGGCCCCAGCCGGCGTTCCAGGCACTCGATCAGCGCCGTCCAGCTCACCGGATCAGGGGCCTTCGGATGTGGCGGCCCGGCGCGGCCGGCGGCGTTTCAGTTGACCGAGCGGCGGCCTGGCTATCGCCCGCCGTCAATGCGGAGTTAAGAGCCCACTCCTGCGCCCAGGTCGGCGGGTTGTCCCAGTCGATTTTTCCGATCATCATCGCCAGCGCGCCGTTGTAAACCATCAGGTCGAGCGTTTCGTTGCGGGCGCTGACCTTCTCCCAGCCCTTCTTGCCGCGCACCTCGGCGAGCAGCTCGGTGTACCAGCTGTCCTCAAGCCATTTGGCGAGGTGAATGTACCCAGGCCCAGGCTCTTCACGGTCCAGATTGGCGAATAGCCGGTCCTTGAGTTCGTTGATCGGCAGGAGAAACACCGGCACGTCGCCGCGCCCGCCGGACCCGGAGCGCAGACCATCGCGCCGTTTCGCGGTATCCGGTCTCGTCTCGGTGATTGACTGCACCCTCGGGTCGCCTTTCAGCAAGCGCACCCGCCGCGCCAGCCCACCACGGCGCATCAGCCGATACCAGTCATAGGCCCGCGCTGTCACGCCTTCCAGCCCGCCCGTATCCACACCCACCAGCATCAGCGGCATCCGCCGGCCCGTACCGTCGGCCAGCGGGTAGGTCTTGCCCAGTAGGTCGCGAAGCAGTGACCAGTCCTCGAGGTAGGCCGCTGGCTCAATCTGAAGCGTCTCGCCGGCCCCGTCTTTGCGTGGCGACCTGAACAGGTCAAAACGGTCGATTGGCCACCGCTGCCAGTCCGCGCCAAAACCCTCAACCTGAACGACGAACCGCCGCGCCTGGACATCCACGGCCATCGTCAGGAACCTCACCCCGACCGGCACGACAGCGCGATCAAGCGGCTCGGCCCTGGCCTGCAGATCGACGGCTTGCCTAGACGCGGCCAGGTGGCGCGGCAGATAGGGAATTCCCTGATCCTGCTGGGTCGTCGTCCGCAGAGATTCCTCTGACCCTGTTTCCTGATAGGAGCGCAACGCGCGGATCCAGTTGATCGCCAGCGAGTGCCACGGCTGGAAGGCCGCCGCGCAACCGCGCAGCCAGAAGCTGGCGATCGTGGATGTCGTCGGCTTGCCTTGCAGCTCTCCATCTCGGAACCAGCCGCCTGAGCCCCTGAAGGCCGCCAGGTTCAGCGTTCGCCTGTCCTCCGGCGTGTGGATACCGCCGCAGTGCTGACAGGGCACGTAGGCGGTCTTGGCAGCCTCCACGGGATCTGCCAAATCCTGCCACTGCGGCAGCGGCGGCACCTCGAACAGATCGCCGCAATGCAGACAAGACCAGTACCAGCGCCGCCGATCGCCGCGGTTGTAAAGCTGCAGGATCCCGGCCTCGACCGGCGGCGCCTCATGCGGAGTTGCTGGCCGCCACCGCGGATCGGCCACCGAGTAGCGCGGACTGGATTCGACTAGGGTCATGCCGCCTGACATGTAGGTCGTGGTGCGCTTTTTGGCCAGCGCGAACCCCTCGCCTTCTCCGCCGATGTCCTGCGGCATCGCGTCGTAGTCCGACAGCGCGACATAGCGCAGATCGCGCTGCGCCATCTGCGCCGAGCTCGGCCACAGCAGGGACAGCATCATGCCGTGGCGGTAACGCTTCAGGTGGATGTTGTCGTCGTGACCTCGCGCACTGAGCCAGCGACCGACCGCCGGACTGCCGCGGTGCAGCCGATCGACGCGCCGCTTGGAGTAGTCGGCAGCCAGTTCCTCGGTCGGAAAATAGAAACCGGTATCCCCGGGATCACAGGTCACGATGTAGCCGAGCCAGCAGTCGAGCAGCGACTGAGTTTTCCCGGTACGTGCCGGCCCGCAGAACACGACGGCCTCGTGCTGCCGCGAGGCGAGCAGATCCATCGGCTCGACCATGTACGGCGTCAACTCTGGCGACCACGGGCCGGCATATCCACCAGGAAGGGAAAGGCGCACGTCCTGCTGCGCCGATTCTGAGATTCTGACCCGTCGCGGCGGCCGTAAACCCTCTGCAACATCGCGCAGAACGCTGCCGAAGCTGGCGTACTCAGGCCGATAGGCCATCACGCACCCGGCCGTAGAGCTCGTCACGCGCTGCGTCGGTCACCTTGTGTACCCGCTCGACAGCTTCGCCAGTGATCCCCGCGTCCCGCTCGAGTACGTCGCCCAGGGTGTCCAGGGTGCGAACGACTTGGGACACGAGATCAGCCAGCCCCCGCTCGACCTCGGCAGCAGGGATCAGCTCGGCATCGCGTTCCTGCAACTGGCGGCGGCGAAACTCGGAGTCGAACCAGTCCTTGCGGTCTTTCGGTGAGGCGCGATCTGGGTCGAATCCTTCATCATTGGCCTCCGGCACGGCGTAACGCCAGCGGGCAACGTCGAGGAGATTAAGCACCCACGCCCTACCCCTTGCTCCGCGCTCAATGACTGGGCACCCGCCGCGGATCCACTGCTCAACAGTCGGCAGGGAAATGCCGAACGCTTCGGCAAGCTCGGCCTTGTTGACCTTGATTCTTTCAGGGACCGGCATTGACTGTTGAATTTTCAGCACCGGTCCGAAAACAACAAGTCATGGCAATGTACAAAATAGGTGCGCAACGGGGGCCCAATTACC